ACCCTGCCAAAGTGATCACGTACCGGCTGTAAAATATTTTCACAAAGTGCTTTTAGTTTTTCTATCTGACCTGAGTTAGGATTGTTATTGATATCCAAACGTACGGCTGTATCAGATTTGATAAGCTCCTGAAGAGAAAAATTTCTTGATAGTTCCATTATTGACAGCTTAAACACTCATCGCTGTCATTGTCAAGAGCAGCTAGAGCTTCTTCTTTACAGTCTTGGCTACAGAATAAATCTAATTCTTCTTTAGCTTCAAACTCTTTTTTACATTGGTTACAATTTTTTTTCATTATTCTAATATAAGTTTTTTAATTGAAAAAGATCCATCTATATTTTTTTCAAGCTCAACTTTATTCTTGATACATTGGTACTTTATGTGCGACTTAGCTTCACGTCTAGCTGTACGTGCCCCTTTAAGACATTCAGACATTGATGTTTGCAAACGTGCCTCCTTGATCTCTCCGTGTACAATCATAAGTAATGCTATAGCTAACTCAGTCATATTTTCTCACATATATTAATACAGATAATACAATTATTGAAACCATAACACCTAAAAAAAATAAACCTATCATCAATAAGCTCCATTTCCGTTTTGTCTTACTTTATCTTTTAATACTTCGATATCAGCTAATGCTTTGTCTAACTGTTCTCTTAAAAATTCTATATTAACTTTGTTTGTCATGTTCATCTCTTGCGTTTCTTCCATTTTCTCTACGGACTTATAAAGATCCTCAATTAAAAAATGTTGCTCCTGATCCGTAGGGACCTGTTCACTTTTTTTAAGCAAATCATTTTCAAATAATTCTCTTGATGTCTCTAACGATACCAACCTCGCCGTCAGCTCCGTATAAGCGAAGACGCCCATTGCGACGAGCACGATCAGGCTAGCAACCGTTTTCATCGGCATCTGCACGCGTGCCTCTTCTCCGATGTTGAGTGGTTTATTGGACACTAGGACCTCCACATAAAGCCAAAGTAACTAACATTACTATTAGTAAACCTGTAAAGTAATAGTTCATCCTTTGACACTCCATAATTATCTAGTCCAAAAAAATATTCTTCTCCACCAACTTACTTTTTTAGGTGGTTGAACAACACACTTACATTTTTTCTTTTCAAAATTACAATCTACACATACATTTAAACTCATTTTTTCTCCTCAATATCATAAAACATTTTATCAGAATCTTCTGTTACCCAATCAGATCCTTCACAGTCCCAGTACGTATTCTGTACGCTATAGTCAGGCCAATCATTATCTGTTGTATAACTGTTCACATGCCAAATGATTCTATTGTTTGGCTGCGCTGCATAATTACCGTTTTTCAACGCTATTATGTGTGCACACTTGTGCTCTTGCGGAATTTCTGAATGTTCCGTGTTTAGTATATTAGTCTCTGGATGCGCCCAGTCAATAGTAAATAAATATTGACCTGGATAAAATTTTTTATCTTTTCCTAAAAATTTACCCTCTATACCAGCCAACCAATCAAAACAATGGACACTAGGATAATAACTAAAGCAGTTCCACAGTTCGAGTTGATCCACTCGCATATCAGGCACGTCTTTTCTTTCAAACTCTTTTTGAAAGAATGCTGAAATAGGTAGTCTATAAAAGACCGCACCATTTGGTAGCATGCAATGGAATAAGATTGCACGACCTGAAATAGAGCTAAGACCAAAGATAACACAGTCACTAGACTGTCCTTTATTTTTTTTAAGATCATAGAGATACTCCCTTCTTATTTTACAATAAATCGGCGGTATGTTAGCATTTAAATAAGCCATAGTACATTACTTTATTTCTCCCCAATTAGGACCGGATTCGTAGTCTACTTTATTTGGTACTTCTAAGTCAACTGCATTTTCCATAACGGTTTTTATTTTCTTAGCTTGTTCTTCTGACTCGATAGAAAAGTCTAACTCGTCATGTATTTGTATGTGTGAAAGATATCCGTTTTTATATAAATCAACCATTGCTCTTTTTGTCATATCTGCAGCTGATCCTTGAATTAATTTATTTAATGCTTTGTATGTAAAAGCTCTACGTGTTGGATTCTTATGCCAATAGTTCTTTTTTGGTTTACCATCTTTGTCTTTAATAACATTACCTTCAAAATCTTTTAACACTGGTCCCATCTCTTGTAGTTCTTTCATACGTTCTTCATCTTCTGGTGGTATATATTTACCCCAGTCACTACCATTTAATATAGGCTCATACTTTGGAAACCTACAACGTCTACCTAGTAATGTTTTTATCTGACCTTTGTTTAATGCTGCATTCATAACTTTGTTCATCAACTGTTTTACAAACGGTGCTTTACCATGATACTTTTTAAATAATTCATCAGCTTTTTCTTTTGTTAAATCTAATTCATTCATTAATTTACCTTTACCCATACCATAGAATAAACCTAAATTAATTGTCTTTGCTTGTGATCTAGGTATCTCTGCCATTTCTGCTACAATTCTATGAAAGTCTGTTGAAGGATCATTTTCATATGAATCTGCAATATCATTTACTGAAGGTAATTCAAACTTTAGTGAGTAGTGTGCAACTAATCTTGGTTCCTGTTGCGAGTAGTCAAACGTACCCCACTTGCAACCTTCTTCAGGTAAGAATAAACTTCTTATCAATGGTCCTGTATCTGGATCACGTGCTGGAATCTGTTGTAGGTTTGGATTACTATAACTAAATCTACCTGTAACTGTACCACCATCATCAGATCTAATCTGATTGATGTCTGCATGTATCCTACCTTTGTGTTCATGTTTTATTATTGAATCAATAAATGTAGTTCTGACCTTGTTTATTTTTCTAGCTTCTGCTATCATACGCACTATAGGATTTTTATGTGTAACAAGAAAGTTTTTAGTAAATGATGGCTCATCAGATTTCTCAGTTCTTGAATAAGGTAAATTTAATTTATCGAAAAGTGGAGCAATACTTCTTGCTGCCATTAACTGAACTTCTACTCCTGTTTCTATTTTTATTTGTTGTATTAGGTTTTGTTCTTTTACTGCCAGTGCTGTTTTTAATTGATTGGCTTTCTCGACATCTACCCGCACCCCTAGGAAGCGCATATCAACCAGACAAGGAAACAGATCTGTCTCAAGATTAAATACATCTTGTAAATCATCTTCAATAATTATTTTTTTAAACTTTTGCCAGAGTTCTAAAGTAAGTTCAGCATCTGCTTCAGCATAAGATCCAACTTCCATTGCGGGTAATCTCCACATATCAGCTTTTGCATCTAGTCCTCTTTCTTTTGCAGCTTCTATTAGTCTTGATTCATTCTTACCTTTGTTTAGATAAGTCCATGACATAGTATTGAGTGTATATGAAAATCTATTTTCATCTATAAGGCTAGCTGCAATCATAGTATCTACTACTAAACCATTGATTTTTATACCTAAATTACGTATCCAACATACGTCGTACATTGCGTTATGAAATATTTTTGTAGCAGGTGATTCACATACATCAGTAAACCAAGATAAAACTTTTTTACGATCTAGGTTTGGACCAATCTCATGAGCAATAGGAAAGTAACCTTTCCAACCATCTACAGCAACAGCTATACCCACAACTTCACCATTACCTATTATGGCCCCTGAACCCAGTTTCTTTAAATCTGGATCACGTGTTTCTAAGTCAATTGCAATTTCACTTGCTGATCTTAAATCAGGATACTCTGTTGGTGCTAACCATTCTGTTTGTGGTATAATCATTTCTTTAATTTATTTAAAATTTCTACTATTACACTAACATTATTTTCAGATAAATAAAGCGCCGCTTTACATAAACCTTCTAAGTTATCTCCAAGTTTACCTATACCTTGATTACATAAGTGACAAATCCATCCTCTAAATTTTTTAGTTTCGTGGTCGTGGTCTAATTGAAAGCCACCATATTCTCTATTGTCTCCTCTTCTTTTTAATTCATTAATTGTAATACCGCAACATTGACATTGATCTGGTTTAGGTGGTGCATTAAATTTTAATATTTTAATTAATGCACTATTCTTTTTTACACATTCTTTACATGAACCATTTCTTTTTTCTTTACCATAAGCTGCTGACCACCAATAACCAAACATCTCTACAGGTAAATCTTTCTTACATGTGTTACAATACTTTACACCTTTCTCTGTTGGAGAAATAACATCTATCTCTCCTGTAAATATATTTAACTGTAAGTCTTTGTCTCTCACTTTTTCTTTTTCATATCCTTCATTGTTTTAATTTCTAATTCACAGTAATGAATTATCTTTTCAAGATCCTGTATACCTGCTTTGTTTTTATATCTACAAACATATTTAATTACGTTGCCCTGAAAGAATGAAAGATCATTCTTTGATATAAATTCATAAGGTTGAATGTGAAAATCCCTGTAGTGGGATCCTCCGATCTGTTTGTCTTGTGGAAAAGAATCTTTAAATATATCTTTGTGTGTCATTTTAATACCTCCATTATGTTGATGACAAAAAATGTTAATGTAATTGTTATAAATATATCTGATGTTATTATTCTCATAATTGATACCCCGTTCTTTTTATTTTTGCTTTTAGTTTATATAGGTTATTTCTTGCTCTTGTGGTTCCTACATACCAGACTCTATGTTCTTCATCATTTTTCTCTTGACTACGTTTAATGGATTTAAGAATTTTCTTTCCCATATCCAAACATAAAATTACGTTATCTTCTTCTCCACCTTTTGCTGCGTGTATAGTGGATAGCCATATTCTAGCATTAGTGTTTAGGTTCTCACCATTGTCTAACATATTCTTTATATATAATTTTTCTTTTTCATCAGCTTCAACAAATGCATCAAACCAATCTTTGTTTCGATTCCATTCAACATCACCTGTATATTCTTTAATATCTTTTATAATTCTATCTTCTAATTCCTGATGCCTGGTCCAAGACTCGTATTGCATTGCAGCTTTGTACATGGTCACTGCAAAACTTTTACCTTTATTAGTTTCATAAAATAAATCTTTACGTTTCAATTCCTCAGCTATCTTTACTTGTCTAGATATAGTTCTACTTAAAATTAACCACTTACCTTTAGTCAAATCTACTTGACTCAGGTTACCTATAGTCAATGACTCTCCTTCATAATCTCGTGGTAAATAGTGTTTTTCCTTCCTCATGCCCATAATCTTCTCAATTGGCTTCTGAGACTCCTCCTGGACGGTTCTAGACACACGTTTTGAGTACTTTAGGACCCTTTCTTTAGCCGGTTCTTTGATAAATCTTTCAACATCTGCACCAGCCCATACGAATATAGCTTGGTCATCATCACCTGCTAAATAGATATCTTCTGATTTTTCTTTTAACACATCAAATAGTTTCCATTGCAACGGTGATAGATCCTGAGCTTCATCTATAAATACTGCTTTGAATGTAGGAAAGTTTTCTTTGTCTTTAGATTTAATTGTAAGATCTACCAAATCATTGAAGTCATATAGATTCTTAGCATCTTTATATTTAATTAAATTATCACTTATATATTTTAAAGTTGACCATACTATTTCTTTTGTATCATGTTCCCATAGTTCGTATTCTTCTCTAACAGTAATACATTTATTTACTGCTTTATGTATCAATTGAAAATAAGGATTGTCACAAGTTAAATAACTTATTTCTTCTTTATTATATTTGTCTGCGTATTTTACTTTTACATTTATTTCTTTACCAAACTTTTCATAATGATATGGCTGCATAATATCTTCTTTGTTCATATCTAAAAAGTTAAAACAAAAAGAATGTAGTGTTTGAAAGTATGGAAGATTCTTTTCATTAGCAGGCATTCTTTCTTTTGCAACACCTGCAGCTTTTTTACTAAATGCGAAGTAACCTATTTTGTGAAGTGGGGTTCCTAGTCTTGCGTATGCTTTTGATCTACTTATAAGTTTAAATGTCTTACCGGTTCCTGGTGGACCATAGTACTTATAAATCATACTATGTCTTCTTCACTTTCAAACTGATGTTGTTCGTTGACATCTTCTTCACTTTCAAAATACTTCAATGGTATTCGTAAAGTCTTCAATGGTGGATACTGTTTGTTGTCAGAATCTTTTCCAGGAAACTTTTTACTATGATCAAACTTAGCTTGGTCTTCTGGTTTCTTACTAGGGAATAATGCTTTGATCATCAGTGATGTTTTAGCTGATGATTCTTTCCATTCATATGTTTTTAAATCATCATAGAATGCACTGTATAAAAAGTATGCATACTCATCATCTAATAATGGTCTACCACTTTTGAAAGAATTATATTTTTTAGCTTGTGGATCGTTTATATATCTATGTATATGTGCTTTTAATATATCAGATGGATTAGTTCCTTCTGCAGGTTCTAATACTTCTATCTTAGATTTCTCAAATAAATTTTTTAGTATTTCATAAAAGTCATTACCTTTTATTGTTGGTGGTACTATATGTACTTGCTCCATTAATAATGCTCTCAATTCTTTTTGGCTTTCTATTCTATGCACATTCTTTGCGTGCACTTGTTTTGTTTGTCCTTCTTCGTTCTCAACAGTAAAATACCATTCAGGTGTAGGTTTTATATTTAGTTTTTGTAGTGCAGATAATGCTGGCCATACCGGTTTATTATCTGATATAATCCCGAACTTTCTTTTCATACATACAGACTTTACACACACTGGTGCTAGTAATGGATCATTACAAGTATGACCTTTAGTATCTTTACTCCAACTTTTAATCTTTTGATTTACATGTATATCTGTCCAGTTATTATCAAACTCAAAATATTTTCTTGCAGCTTCTATTACTTTGTCTTGCCATTTATCTGGATACTTTTTCTTAGCAAACACCATATAGTTATATAAGAATCTATCTCTACCATCTTTCATTAGTTGTTTAGTTAGTATACCTAAACATGGTGGACCATCTACAAACTCTTCTCCACCACCAGATAGTTCATCTTCTATAATTCTTTTTTGTATATTTTTTAATTGATCTTCTGTTTGTGCATTTGCTGCAACAACTTTTAAAAACATTTCTAATAGCATTTCTTCACCACTTGGTAGTAATGCTTTTCTAGATATACTATTGTAAGGTAAGTTTATAAAGTTACCATTAGTCTTTTCACCATCAGCATTCTCTCCTAGTGAAGTTTGTTTTGGAAATATTTCTGTATTGATTGGTAGTTTAAATAAAAATAAAACCTGCTCTAAAAAATCTCTTATCGCTTTTGCTTTTACATACTCAGTGGTGAACACATATAAATGTAGTCCACCACTCTTCGATAGGACAGGTATTATCGGAAGCTTTTTTTCTTGTATGATGTCTAAATAAAATTTTCTATCTATTGGATATTTATCAACATCAATTGCACCAAACCTAGCTTTACCTTCATCAGTACATGGTTGTATACCAATAGATTTAACACCAGATAAGTGATCTAAATAATCTTGTTCAACAACAGGTATTGAGGACCATTCATGTGGATACCTTTTCTTACCTGTCTCTCCGTCTACAAAACCTTCAGTAGTCTTGCAAACTCCGTAGTTTCTTTTCAATCCTGAAAAGTATTTTATATATTCCTGCATTTATTCCTGTCCTTTTAATAATTTCTAAAGGCGCTTCCAGTCTCCCTTCGGCGCCTTTGTAGCTACATTCCTCTAGGGAATTAGATAATGTCTTTAGTATTTTTGTTTTCAACTTTATCATACGTAGGTTTAGCAGAACCTTTAGAAACTTCTTTCTGTAGATTCTGTGCCATAGTATAAGCTTCTGCATCCATACCTGTAGATACATCTAACATTTTTACTAATGATGGTTTGTACACATGCCAACTTTTATCACCCCAGTTTTTACCAACTGTCTTTAAGTTGAACACTGCAGTGTAAGCCGCCGGTTGAAATGTACCTTGGGAATCTTCCATTCTCAAGTTAGCAATCAAGTTGTTTAACTCTCTACCTGGAGTTAAATTAGATGATCTCATGGCAATAACAGCTTTTCTAAACTCTTTACCAACTATGGCTATTACATAGAAATACATTGTTTTTTCTACATAGTTACCATTAGGTAATCTGTATCTACCATTCTTTTCTTCTACGGCATCTGTAGGTATCTCTAAATGAGTTCCTACTGGAGCAGCTGCGCTGTCTCCTCTTTCTTGCCATTCCGGAAATCTAGTTTGAGTATGAGCAACAACTATATCTAGTCCCTTCTCACCATCAATTAAATTTCCAAAACTACCAGAATAGATCATTCCAGGTTTTGCACCTTCAACGTATTTTGCGTTTCTTGAGTTACACTCAGGTGATAACTGATGAAGTATTTTTAAAATCGGTGTTGATACATCATCCGATCTTAACTCTTCAGTTCCTTTACCTGAATCAGCTCTTAGGTTTATTGTAGATAATGCACCTGCATTATCTTTCTTTACGATTGTACTT